AATTGTGAGGTAATAGAAATGCTTGATCAGGTAAAGCTCGCATTGAGAATATCAACAACTGCATATGATTCGGAGCTGACGTATCTGATAGACGCAGCGAAGCTCGATCTCGGAATCGCCGGCGTGGTTCTTCCTGAGGAGCTGGACGCGCTTGTTCAGAGAGCAGTGATCACATACTGCAAGATGTCGTTCGGGCTTCCTGAGGACTATGACAGACTCAAGAAGTCATACGATGAGCAGAAGGCACAGCTTGTCACTGCGACAGGATACACGAACTGGGGTGATGCGTGATGTATGACAGCATAGCAATACTAAAGGCATACGGCGAGCCTGAATACGATGGATACGGCAACGAGTTTATCCCAGAGATAAGCACGACCGTATTCGTTCAGCCTCGCAGCGTGTACCAGTCGGAGTTTTATAACGCTGCACAGCTTGGGCTGAAACCTTCGATCACTCTGTACTTATCAAACAGGGCTGACTACGAAGGACAGAAGGTGCTCTCTTTTGAGGGTAAAGACTACAACGTTATAAGAGCAGACTGGAACGCCCAGCGTGATGGGATCTCTCTTGTCTGTGAGGAGCGTGTGAACAATGGCTGATTCTATAACGGTACAGATGGAGACAATTCTTCAGGCGTGTTCGAAAGAGGTAGAGGATGCATATGAGGAGGGAGCGCAGTTAACCGCAAAGGAGTCTGCACAAAAGCTCAAGGCCTCGTCTCCGAAGAAGTCCGGAGAGTATGCGAGCGGATGGGTGGTGAAGAAGATGGACAGCAAGACATATGTTGTCCACAACAAAACCGCTCCAGGGCTTACGCACTTGCTTGAGAATGGTCATGTGATCAAGAACAAGAAGGGCACCTATGGTCGCGTATCGGGGAAAAAGCACATCAAGCCTGTTGAAGAATGGGCAATTAACGAGCTCCAAAGGAAAATAGAGGCAAAGCTATGACGATATTCCAAGTATTACAGAGCACCGGCCTTCCGTGTGTGTACAGTCACTTTAAGAAGAAACAGTCCCCGCCGTATATCGTGTATATCGGCAGCGGACAGAACACCTTCCAGGCTGACGATACGCACTACTGGAAACAGAACAGTTATCAGGTCGAGTATTACTTTACAACTAAAGATGAATCAAACGAGGAAGCCATTGAAACCGCACTGCTGGACAATGGCTTTTTATATGAGAAATCCGAGGACGTTTACATCGAGGATGAGGACGTTTTCGTGATTTATTACTACATTTAACGAAAGGGGTTCAACTATGGCAAACAAGGTTGAATTTGGAATTTCCAATCTGTACGTTGCAACCTACACTGTTGGAACCGGCGGGACTGTTACAATTGGAACTCCGTACCATCAGGCTGGGGCCATTTCCTTCAGCCCTGAGGAGCAAAATGAACAGAACGTCTTCTATGCAGATAACGTGTCGTACTGGTCAGGGTACTCCGGCGGAACTATCGAGGGCGATCTCGAATGCGCGATGTTCGATGACGAGTTTAAGACTCAGTTCCTCGGATACAAGGCTCTGACAAGCGGTGGTCTTGCTAACGTAAAGAATGCGGTCAAACCTAATGTCGCGATCTTCTTCCAGGTGGAAGGCGACAGCGAGTCCCGCAGAGTGGCACTGTATAACTGCTCACTCGGTGGAATTTCAAGAGAGTACAACACGATTGAAGAGAGCAAAGAGCCAACAACGGAGACAATCCCTGTTACTTGCACAGGCGACAACGCAAGCGGAGTAACTATGGCTGTTTACAAACCAGCTGACGACGGTTACGACACTCTGTTCACAGCTCCGACAGCTCCGGTTGTTGCACCATAACAAAACGGGGCGGGGCGTCAAGTCTCGCCCTTTTTTCTTTAGGAAGGTGATCTAAATGGAAAAAGTAATCAAGATTGGAAAACAGGAAGTCAAGCTATCTAATAACGTAGCTTGGACGATGGAATATAGAGACCAGTTCGGGAAGGATATCGTTCCTGCGCTTATGCCGGTCATCGCATCCATCATGGAGGGCGCTTCGGCACTGGTCGGAGAGGCTAACAATGGCGAGGTCAGCGTGAACGAAATCGCATCTGCGATCGAAGGGAGAGCGATGGATGTGCTGCTCCCGCTGTTTCAGGTCGAGTTCGTGGACACGATCATTAACGTGACCTGGGCAATGGCAAAGGCAGCGAACGAGGATCTGGATCCTCCGAAGAAATGGGTGAGACAGTTCGAAGAGTTCCCGCTGGATGTCGTGGTCCCTGCAGTTTATGACATGGTACTGAAGGGATTCGTAAGCTCAAAAAACTTGAAGAGGCTGAAGACGATAAGGAAAAGTCTGAAGAATCTTCAGCCGTCACACTCGATGACATCATCCTCGCAGGACTCGAACGAGGGCTAACGATGTCAGATATTCGGCATATGCAGCTCGGGCAGGTGGTGGACTTCGTTATTGTGTATAACGAGCGCCAGAAGGAATCCGAGAAGCAGTCGAAGAAACAGGAAAAGCAGAAGCGTAAGGCTTCCCAGAATGACATTGATCTGTTTTTCGGATAGGGGAAATCAATGGCCGGAAACATTAAGGGTATAACGATCGAGTTCCGTGGGGATACCACGAAGCTTGATCAGGCATTAAGACAAGTAAATAACGAGGCACGGAAGATTGACAAGGAACTGCGAAACGTCGACAAGGCGCTCAAGTTCAATCCGACATCCGTTGAGTTGTGGAGACAGAAACAGCAGCTCCTGTCGCAGAAGATCTCCGAAACGAGGGACAAACTCCAGCTCCTGAAACAGCAACAGGCTGCAATGGACGCAGCGGGCGTAGATAAGCAGTCGATCGAGTATCAGAAGCTGCAGCGTGAGATCATTGAGACTGAATCGAAGCTGAAGACTTTCGAGGGCCAGTTGAAGAAGATCGGCAACGTTAATCTCAAGGCAGCTTCCGAACAGTTCAAGCAGTGGGGCACACAGCTCGAGAACGCCGGTCGACAGATGCAGGGGATCTCGATGGCAGCTGCTGCCGTTGCGACATCTATCGGAGCGCTCGCAGTCAAGTCGGGACGGTGGGCAGATGATCTGAACACTATGTCGAAGCAGTACAGCATCGGCACAGGTGACCTTCAGAAGTATGCAGCGGCTGCTGATCTTGTAGATACATCAGTCGAGACCATAGCAAAGTCGCACGTGAAGCTGGAGAAACAGATGCTGTCAGCGAGTCAGGGTTCAAAGAACACTGTCGCTGCATTCGATGCGCTGGGCGTATCTTACAAGAATGCAGACGGTTCTCTCAGGGACAGTGACACTGTATGGCAGGAGACCATATCTGCTCTCGGGAAACTTGAGAACGAGACGGAGCGAGACGCGTATGCTATGCAGCTTATGGGTCGTTCAGCATCAGAACTGAATCCGCTTATCGAGGACAATGGCGAGACATATAAGATGGTCTCGGATACGTTCTCGAAGTACGGCCTCGACTATATCGACCAGGAAACGCTGGATAAGGCCAATCAGTTCAATGACAGCCTCGACACGATCAAGGCGATCGGCCTCGTTACGTTCCAGGCACTTGGTACCGAACTCGCAGGATATCTTGCTCCTGCGATTGAGAAGGTGGTCGGATGGGTCGGCAAATTGGCACAGTGGTTATCACAGCTGTCCCCGACAACACTGACTATCATCGGCATCATAGCAGCAGTTGTGGCATCTATAGCGCCGGTTCTGATCTTACTCGGAAAGCTGGCAATGGGAATCAGCTCGATAATGAACCTCGCTAATATGCTTGGCGTCGGAATCGGTGCTCTTGCCGGGCCGATTGGAATAGCTATCGCAGCTATAGCAGCCATTATCGCGATTGGAGTTCTGCTCTATAAAAACTGGGACACGATCAAAGCGAAGGCTGCAGAAATCAAAGCGAACCTCATTGCGGTATGGAACAACATCAAGACCAGCATCACTAATGCGGTCAATAACATAAGAAATACCGTGACTTCTGTATTCAATGCAGTGAAGAGCACAGTGACTTCTGTATGGAACGGTATCAAGACTGCGATCACCACACCTATAAACGCAGCGAAGACGGCAGTTCAGAATGCGATCAGCGCGATCAAGAGAATCCTGTCCGGGCACCTTTCGTTCCCGAAGATCAAGGTCCCGCACTTCAGCATCAGCGGAAAGCTGTCGCTATCGCCTCCATCAGTGCCACACATTAGTGTCAAGTGGTACAAGGAAGGTGGTATCTTCGACAGTCCGACACTTGTTCCTGGCATCGGAGAAGCAGGGCCGGAGGGAGTCATTCCTCTCGATACGTTCTGGGCAAAGATGGACAGGATCGCGGATGCTGCGACTGCTGCGAACAGTGGCGTGACCATAAACGTATACGCATCGCAGGGTATGGATGTAAATGAGCTGGCAATAAAGATCGAGCAGAGGCTAATTCAGTTACAGAGACAGAGGCAGAAGGCTTATGGCACTATTTAATTCAATCACATTCGATGGCGAGAACAGTCTCAACAATGGGATCTACATAAGCGGAGAAGCTGCATATAACGCTCCGGAGCGGGTGGTCGAAATGATCACAGTTCCGGGGCGTAATGGTGCGATAGCGATGGATCAGGGACGCTTCGAGAATATCGAGGTGACATATCCTGCCGGATGCTTTGCATCTGATGCAGAGGAGTTCGCGCAGAATATCGCATCATTCAGAAATGTTCTCGCGTCAAGATACACGTACAAAAGACTGATAGATACATACAATCCAGATGAGTTCCGCATGGCCTTATACAAGAGCGGTCTGGAAGTCGAGCCGACTACTTACAACAGGGCGGGCGAGTTCGATATAACTTTCGACTGCAAGCCACAGAGATGGTTAGTAAGCGGAGAAACGGCACAGACATTCACACAGAGCGGAACTATCACAAACCCGACATTGTTCGATGCGAAGCCGCTGCTTGTTGTCACAGGCTATGGGGATATCGGAATAGGAAATGACACTCTTACGATTGAGGGCAGCTCTTCATCGCAAGTCATTTACATTGACTGCGATACGCAGGAGGCGTGGTCGCTGTCAGGATCTGCGATGATCCCGAGAAATGACTACATCCGCAATGCTGGTGAGAGCTTTCCGGTCCTGCACGCAGGGAGCAATGGAATCTCGCTTGGTACGGGCATCAGTCGAATAGTAGTTACACCGAGGTGGTGGAGAATATGATCCCAATTTTATATGAACCATCAGAAAGACGATTCCTGACTAACGGTATCGGAAGATTGTCCGATTGCATAAGTTGCACGGTCACCGAGGAACGGAACGGAGTATACGAGTGCGAATTCACTTATCCGATAGACGGGGAGCACTACTCAGAGATCAAGCTCGGACGAATGATAGCCGTAACGCATGACGATACAGGAGATATCCAGCCATTCGATATCTATGCTAAGAGCGCACCGCTCGACGGTATAGTAACGTTCAACGCACATCATGTCAGCTACAGACTGAGTGATATCGTGTGTATGCCGTTCGAGGCAACGTCCTGCGTGGATGCGATAAGCAAACTTGCAGACAATTCAGCTAACGCGAATCCGTTTAGCTTTTGGACGGATAAGGCAGCGGGCGGTAACTTCAAACTTGAAGCACCGAAGAATGTCAGGAACATTCTCGGCGGAGAGCGCGGTTCTTTGCTGGATGTATACGGCAAGGGTGATTATCAATTCGACAAGTTCAATGTAAGGCTCTATACGAATCGTGGAGTCGATACAGGCGTATCAATAAGATACGGCAAGAACATGACGGATCTGACATTCAAAGAGGACGCGTCAGATTTATACAACGCAGTCGTTCCTTACTGGCTCGATTCGCAGACGGGTGCGCTGGTCGTGCTGCCTGAAAAGGTGCTTGTGTTCTCGGGTGCGACTCCGCAAATAGCATATCTCACGAATGAGGACTTGCTGGTTATCAGGACGGAAACGGGTGAACCGATTGAAGTCGCTTACAGAATGGTCGATGCAGTCCCGATGGATATGTCTTCGGAGTTCGAAGAGCAGCCGACAGTTGCACAGTTAAGAGAGGCAGCAACGGCAAAATTCCAAGCGTCATACGCGTGGCTGCCATCGCAGACAGTAGAGGTCGATTTTGTGCAGCTTTGGCAGACGGAGGAATACAAAGATTATGCTCCGCTTCAGAGAGTTAGACTCTGCGACACTGTATCGGTTTATTATCCGAAACTCGGAGTCGAAGCCGTAAAAGAAAAAGTAATCAAGACCGTTTACAATGTTTTGCTCGATAAGTATGACAGCATCGAGCTGGGCACTCCGCAGACTACACTCGCGCAGTCCATGACCGGAACTATCGAAGCTATGATGCAGGATAGACCGACTGTGAACTTCATGGAAAAGGCTATCCAGTATGCGACGGAAATGATAACAGGCAACCAGGGCGGTTATGTCGTTCTGAAAGAGAACGCAAACGGACAGCCGGAAGAGTTCCTGATCCTCGACAATGAGGATATAAATCAAGCCGTAGATGTATGGCGCTGGAACGCCGGTGGACTCGGACACTCTCATAACGGGTATAACGGGCCTTACGACGATGTGGCCATCACGATGGATGGAGCAATCAATGCGGCGGCTATAACTGTCGGAACGATGCTTGCTAACCACATAAAGGGCGGAACGCTTACGCTCGGCGGATATGACAACCAGAACGGTATTTTCCGTTTGGAGTCGGCTTCAGGCTTTACTGTGGGACTGCTGGATAACACAGGCATTGTCTATACAAGTGAAGAGACATTTCACCGCTCTAACTATCATCCGCAGTTTAGGAGGTCAACACTGTTCGATAGTGGGCAGGTTGGCTTCAGAGTACAGCAAATCACAAACGGCTCAGGGGATGCCGTGACAATGGATCCTGAAATACTTGGGTCGATATCTCCTGCGTTAACGAGCCTTGATATCACGTTCGACACTAATAACAGTATGAACTCCGCATTGGGGCTTGACTACGGTGCTGTATCTTTGGTCGCAAAATCTTCAAATGCGTCAAATGAATTTAAAGTCGGGGTAGGTTCAGCGGGCGATAAATATGTCGAATCTTCGAGCGATGTGTACATGGTGAACCATGCGCTCTGGTTTGGAAATTATTTCGCCATCGGCTACCCATCAGGACTATACAACTACGCGATCGGGAGTCATGATGGCTCAAGTATCAAGAGCGGACTGGCTTTCAGGCAGAGCGGGAATAATAACGTCGTTGGCGTATATATCTATAATACAAGCCTGACGGTCGGCACAGGTGGTACAAAGTCGAAGCTATTCGAAACAGACAAAGAAGAGCGTGCAATGTACTGCTACGAAATGCCGACGCCGATCTTCGGAGATATCGGCTGCGGTGCGACCGACGAAACAGGCGTGTGTGTAGTGACGATCGACAAGATGTTCTCGGACGGGTCGAATACGGACATTGAATATCAGGTGTTCTTACAGAAAGAAAACCAGGGAGACTTATGGGTAGAAGAAAAAGCTCCGACTTTCTTTGTGGTCAAAGGCACTCCGAATCTCGGCTTCTCCTGGGAGATCAAGGCAAAGCAGCGCAACTTTGAAGGGCTGCGTATGGAGATAGAAAACACAGAAACGCCGTACATGGACTGGCTTAATGATGAGCCGGACTATTTGGAAGAAGGCTCCGAACTATTTGCGGACTTCTTAAGTGAATTTAATTAGGAGGGCAATATGAAGAAACTCACATCATTCACAGAACTCACTACGGGCGAAGGCTCAAGAATCGCCTATACTTATTCGGAAATTGACGAGGACGGAAACCTCGTTGCACAGAACAAGAAAGGCAATTTCGTGGTGGTCAATAGTGATGTACAGGACGCCATCGCACTGATCCGAGCTTTCATATCCGAACGTCATCTCTCTGACTAAGGAGGACGGATATGCAGATACACGAATTAAACACTTTTTCGGGGACTCCATCGGCAACGGATTACCTTGCGATAGACGATGGGACGGAAACGAATAAAGTCCCGGCAACGAATCTCGGAGTGACTACTCAGATGACACGGGCAGAGGCCGAGGCTGGGACTCTCACAGATCCGAGAGTTATCAGTCCGAGTGTGTTCAAGTCGTCTATGATTGACATTTTCTATCCGGTAGGCTCTTACTACGAAACGTCTGATACAGCATTCGATCCTAACACAGCATGGGGCGGTACGTGGGTGCAAGAAATTTCGGGTCAAGTTCACGTCTCCGCAGGTACAGGCTATTCCGTAAGCGGTGCAAATACTAACACTTCAGACGGTGGTGAAAAGACGCATACATTGACCGTTGATGAGATGCCAAGCCATACTCACAGAGGACAATACGGTTCTGGAACAGGAACTGAAGCAGGTATGAGCGGAGTAGGAACTAAACATTGGTTTTCAAGTGGATATATTGAAGCTACAGGTGGCGGACAAGCGCACAACAACATGCAGCCGTATATCGTAGTTAACAGATGGCACAGGACGGCATAAATGGACATAATAATCAGCTTCATTTTAGGGGCAAACATAGGATTTTTGCTGACTTGTATCATAGTCAGCGGAAAGGATAAACAATGAACGATTTCATCAAAGCATCACTCATCAGAGCGGTGCGTACCATAGCACAGACAGCCGTTGCCATGATCGGTACGGCAACTGTACTGTCCTCAGTGGACTGGAAGGTGGTATTATCCGCTTCACTCTTGAGCGGTATACTGTCACTCCTAACGTCCATCGCCACAGGACTTCCGGAAGTGGAATACGCACAGCACATCTATATGAGCAAAGAGGAGCCTGAGGATTCGTGGATAGAGGAAGAGGGTGATACAAATGAAGAGTAACACCGAACAGCTGGCAATTGCCAAGAAGTACCTCGGGAACGGCGGGTCAAAGTTCCGCAAGTTCTGCGGACTGCCAGCGGGAGCAGCGTGGTGTGATGCGTTCGTAACAACGATATTTGCAGAGGCGGGCAACAGCTCGCTTTTTTGTTCGGGCACAAAGCAGACATACTGTCCGACCACGATCAAGTGGTGCAGGAACAATCTCGCAGAAGTCCCGCCGTACCTCGCTCTGCCGTCAGATATCATCTTTTTCGATTGGGAGCCGAACTCGATACCCAATCACATCGGATTCGTGCGTGAAAGAAAGGACTGCGAGGCGATCTACACGATCGAGGGCAACACAAGCGGGGGCATCGTGGCGAACCGCACAAGGAACACCAAGTACGTATGCGGTATCTATCGGCCGCATTTCAAAGCGTCCTACAAGATAGGCACTCTGACAGTAGACGGATATTTCGGATATAGCAGCATTGCGATGCTCCAGAAAGCACTCGGGCAGCCAGTTGATGGAATACTCGGTCAGGGTACAGTTAAGGCGCTGCAGCGTAAATGTGGGGCGTCTGCAGATGGTCTGTGGGGCAGAGCAACATCCAAAGCCGTGCAGAAATGGCTCGGAGTATCTGTAGACGGATACTTCGGTCCTAACAGCGTCAAGGCTCTTCAGAAGTGGATTAATAAGGTAAACGGGGGCGAGTCTGCCACACCCAGTACGCCCGTAAGCAGCGGAAAGTACATCGGACAGGCGTGTGCCGACTATGATCACAAAGCGGGCGACTCAAGCGGGCGTGAAGTCTGCAAGTCAGCTTTCAAGTATTCGTCCTCAGGTACGTCGGTCTATAACTGGACATACGTCTTCAGACCGAAGGACTCCGCAAAGGCAGAAAAGTCTGCAGCTATGTGTGAGAAGGCGATAGCCAACAACAACATCGGATACAACCGCAAAGGCGAAACCGCTTACGGCAAGAGCAGAGCAATGACCAAGCTCGCAAAGGCCGTGAACTACGACCTGAGCAAGATCACTACTAAGTGCGGACTGTCATGCGGTGACCTCATCTGTCTCTGTAATCGCTGGGCGGGCTTGTCTACTTGCTACATCGGCAGCGGTTTACAGCTTGCCGAGAATCTCAAGAAGAACAGCAACTTCGAGTGCATCAAGTACAAGAGCGGGATGAGCCTCAGAAGGGGCGATACGTTAATTACTGCACACAGCAACGGAAAGAACAATCACGTTGCGATGGTTTTATAAGGGGGGTGAGATAATGCCGGATAACATCATAATCGCACTGCTCGGATTTATCGGCGCTCTCATCATAGCCCTTAAACCGATACTTGACCTCAACACCAACATCACAGAGCTGAAGACATCAATAGATAATTTCAAAGCCAGCGTCGACAAGCTGGACAGCCGTATCACCAAGCATGGAGAACAGATCGACGAACTCAAGGAACAGGTCGCTACTCATGAAGTGCGCATCGAGAACCTTGAGAAGAACAGATAAGGCAGACTGGAGACGGTCTGCATAGGATCACCTCCTCTTACATTACAAGAAGGCCCGGGGCTTATCGCCTCGGGTCTTTTTGCGTGCTACGAATACTTCCTGATGTGATCCAATGAATCTCTGATGATTGCTTTAAATGACCACGTATCGTCGACCGACGAAATTCTGTGCTTCGAACCAGTATCGAAGATAGGGAACTGGATCCACTTTGCGCGGGTCGTATACTTAATCCGAGCGACGTCCCAGTCACCGAAAGATGCAGTTACATAGTTGTCAGATCTACGGACAAGGTCGAGATTAGTTCCGGATATCTCTTTGATTATTTCGAATATTTCACGTTCTTCTTCAGTGCAGACAAGGTCGCGCTGCTGTCCATAATTCTGAATTATCATATCAAATCACCTCCGTATTCAATTTTAAACAATGTAAAGGCCTGTTGACAAGGGATATAAATGGGCGTATCTTAAAAGAGGAAGGTGACTTGAAACTAAATATTACGACCTGTTAGGGTATAGGGGACCGTCACAAGTTGACGGGTAAAATTATTCCTCCAACTATTCCTAAAATCATAATTTTTTAGGTAGTAGGGTAGGGCAAACATCCACTTATTCCTTAACAACTGTATATTGAAGTTAGAGTCATCTCCAACGATAAATCTTAATTGAATATCGAAGGAGGTGTTTTTATTTTATGAAAGCGCAGAGCATCCAGCAATTCGCCATCGTCCAGAGTGACTCGGCTGCAGCTTTTGAGGAAGAGCTCAACGCAAGACTGATGGACCTATCCGAGAAGAACCCGAAGGTCAGCTTCGATGGATTGACGGCTTACGTCAGCTACATCAAAACAGTACGCATTCCAGAAACGTTGGCGGATGCTTACGAACTTAACGGAGCGTGTTTCCACTGTGAAGATTGCCCTGAATTTCAGGCAATGCTGAAGGCAGATGGAACGGAAGACACAAGACTGAAGTACGGCGAATGTCAGTACGCAGAAATGAGAAGGACGCGCAGAGACGCACCTGCATGTGACATGTTGTACAAGCTGATCAGAGACGGGAGGATAGGATTATGTTACAGAAGATAGGATTTTTCATTATGTGCATCGGCGGAATGATGGCCGACTCGGAATGCCTTCTGATTC